TCTATGCATATTGGCTCATCAAAGATTGACCAAAAAGTATTTATACTTCTAGTTCTACTCATATTTAATACCTTCTAAATTCGGATTAAAGACATTGGCGTGTCTTTATTCCATTCTTTTTTATTATAATTACATGGAGAAAGTAAAGTTGGTGGCCAACAATTCCAAAAATCTTTCAACTTTACTCATTATAAGAATTTCAAACAGACTTTTACGACAGGAAACCATCCATAATTTGATATACTATAAAAAAGATTAAACCTATCCTATGCCAATACGTTCTAGACCAACTCATAAGTTAGTTTTGTCCGGAAATCAATACCGTTGCACATTTATACAAACTGCGGGTAATCTTTATCAGGTAACAGTTGACCCAGGAACCCCGATCCAAGACGGCTCTGAGTTCACGATCATACCTGATGAAGAAGAAAACGTGTATGCTGTTGTGGCTGGTACAATAAAGACGCGTTCCGTACCCACTACAAACCGACCTGATTTTAAAACTTTCAATGCCACAAAGCAGAATGGACCTTAGATCATAACTATGGTAAATGTGTTATCCTAACCACGAAATACTGATAGTAATCTATGCCGCCATCCAGATTAGGCACAACCTTCATTTGCTTGATCCAGTACGGCTTTCCTTCTTTTATAAAAAACCGCAATTTGTAAGTCAAATCAAAATCGATAAAAGCCTCAGAACTCACAACTGCATTAATCGGTTCATAAGTCTCCGTCAGGCCCACAATTTCCTTAGTGAGGTCTTCCCACCGCACCATTAAATTAATGGCTGTAGAAAAATAAGGCGCAGTACCATAATATTCGCTATTGCTGTCTGAAAGAACAACCGGCGTATTCAAATAAAATGATATGCTGGAAGGCGTTGTAACAACCATGCTTACCGCCTCATAGCATAACTTTTACCAAGATATTTTTTCATAATGCGGGCAGCTTCTTTACTAAGTAGTGCAGGCGTTTTGCCATCGAAAGTCTCAGAAATTGATCCAACAGTAAAATTAGATACGCCCTCGGTCTTCAGCCTATACCGCGAAGTATTCCCATATTTTAGGATAGCCAGCGCTTCCTCACAGCAAGCCTGTTTCACATCTTCAGGAACCGCACTTTGTGTATATTCAGTGCCGTCAGGCTTAGTATAGACCCTTGGAAATTGATTGACTTGCGTAGTCAGAACTTTCTTGCCAGCCAAATTTAGGCCATCGATCTTCCTGGTAGCTTCGCACAAGCACGGCAACTTTGGTGCTACATAAGGATCTGCACCGCCATACAAAAAGGTAGCACCATGGTCACTATACGTCACATTTCCATATTTGATTATGTCGCTCAGCAAAAGCATAACAGCAGGCGTAGCCAGCATCAACGTTCTTATTTGATAGGTTGCACTTCCGCCAGTCGCCATTTGTATCAAAATATGCGTGCCCGTGACCACAATTGTTAAAGCGCCACCCGGACCAGTTCCAGTCTCGCACTCAACATTTACCAGATTGCCCGCGATGCCCGGATTCTTCGCAACAAAAGTCAGCCTTTCAGCCAGCGGCAGTGACATATGTGTTGTGACTTGTGCAGTAGCTCCCGCATCAGTAAAAGTCCAATCGCTGCAATACATGTGGTTGTTGGTTGTGTCAAAATAGTCATCGGACTCCAATACGCTTGCATAAGGCACCGTATCCGCAATAGTCATGCTGCCACAACCCCAATTTCATATGTAGTGTGATCGCCCGCCACCGCATCCGGGACACTTATTACAACCTTTGTAAAGGCACCCTCCATATTTAGCCAATGTGGGTCATTGTCGGGCTCAACAATATTGTCGATATAGGTAACCTGCATATCGTCCACATAAAATTCAACCAATACCTTCAAGGAATTTGTGCTTCCTGTATTTTTTACAACGACAGATTGCGTTTTAGTGCCCACAAGTCCAACAGTTTTTACGACAGTTAAATCAGCCGATGTCAATGGCGCATCTAAAGCTCCAGGTGTCCAAATCGTATTAGGAAACGCACCATTCCCCAACAAAGTATTATATTGCTCTTCTGTTATTATTCCGGTTTGCCAGGCATCCCATAAAGAAATAGAAGGCATATTTTAGCCTTCTACTTATCAATCAGATACAGGAATGCAGTTCCAGCAATAGTAGACCCAGCATAATCTATGTAGATCTTGCCCTTGTCGGTTACCGCATTCTGAATCTTAAATCTAGCAGTCTCCAATGGCCCGCACAGAACTTCTTGTACACCGCCAGTTAGGCTCAGTACCAGATCGCCTAGTCCGCTTCTAAAGCCATCTCCTGCCTTAATAGTTATAGTATCAGCAGCGGTAGCCGCACTAATAGAAAATCTAAGCATCAAGGCCTTATGATCAGCCTGCGCTACATCAGCAACACTAATCTCAGCATCATCAGCCTTGTCAATAGCGACGCCAACATCTTCATTCTGGAACGTATTCCAAGCAACGTCATTTCCCGATAAAACATCTCTTGCCATTTTGAATCACCTTAAGCGGTTCCCCGTGCAGTCAAAAGTGCTAATGCAGACGGTCTTACAACCTTCATGCCATAAACATGTAAGCCTTTAACAGCATCCGCAAACCTCTTATCAGGTCGATAAGCCTCAACCTTGTTCACGCTATCCGCAAATGTAATAGCAGATGGAACTCCCGCAATGATCTTGTAGTTGGTCTTGCCTGCATCTCCGCCAGAACCAGCCACAGTAGGCACATTATTGGACTCCAGAATATCAAATCCAGCAGCCCTCTTTACCATACCATTAAGCAGTGCATCTGTAGAACCACTTGCGCTTGCATCAGTGAATCTTGCATCAGCAGCCAGCTTCTCTACAAACCATGGCGGTACAATAACCCAGCGTCCCTGTTTCTGAACATTAGCCTCAGATAGCTTAGTGCCCATCTGCAGCAGATAATCATATGCAGTTGTCCCAGGCGTTGTATTAGGAACTTTGCCAGCAGTATCAGATCCGATCTTGTTAGCAGTTGCAACATCAACATAAGAAGATCCTGCAATAAACTGATCAGCGACATCTGACAGATTATAGGCAGCCTGCCTCATAGCAGCGTCCATGACGTTATTTGCCATTTGGGCTCTGCTAACATCATCCACAGAAAAGTTAAAGTATTTGGCTTCTGTAGCTGTTAACGTTGCCTGTGCATCATTAAGGGCTTCTGGATCAGATATATCGCTGTCCTTAGTGTAATTCCCGACGGTGATATCGCCAATGCTCGTTATCTTAACGGTACTTCCTTTGCCGCTTATTTCGCCTTCATAATCACGGTTAATAACACCGGGCTGTCCAAAAACCAAACTCTTTTGTAGGTTTTCTAAAAGTCTAGCACTCCAAACAGTGCCAATAAATCCTTCAACACTCATAATAATTCCTTAATATTATTTTACTAGACCAGAAGCCAATTGCTTCTGTATGTTAGTCCAATCCTGATTGATCGCATCTGGGGACATGCTCTCCAGTTCTGCTTTCGTGTAAACTTTTGGTGAGGTGTTGCCACCAGCAGGATTAGTTGATCCACCTACGTTTGGTCCGGGCCCAATTCCCGTTATCAAAGCATTAACAGAATCTCGAATACTATCTTCATCGTTGCCTTGCACAAAACCCAAAAGACCATCCGGCAGTTTAGCATCCTGTGCTATTTTGGCCTTAATCTTTTCTAAGCCATTAGCTACAAGGGTTGCCTTTGTGTCAGCAAGTTCCTTTCTAAGCTCATCAATAGCATTAGACTCTTCCGCACGTTCTTTTCTGTCCCGTGCAAGCCGCTCTCCGATAATACGATCAAGATCAGCTTGTGAAAAAATTTTATCTTCTGTCATATATAATACCAACTTTTATGGAAGTCGTCACCAAAATAATCAATATAAATATACAAAAAATGAATTTTACGACCAACAACATCTTTATACTTATTACTTATATATTATATATCCTTATATAACATAGTAATATTGTAGTAATATAGTAGTTAATATAGTAAATATAGTTAGTACATAGTGATTATATAGTAATATAGTAGTTATAGTGTAAAAGTAATAGGTCTGCAAACTTGTAGTAATAGAAGCCCTATACTATATTACCATATTATGATGTCTACCCATATTGATTTTGCTCAAACCTGACCTCCCCAGAGTTTAGGCACACATGTGAAGTGCATCCAGGATTTCGCGCTGTTTCTTGGTGATCTCAGTTGTGATCTTCTCCCCATCCGGCAAGATCATAATCTTGATCTTTTCA